TCGGCGATGAGCGCCCAGTCGGGCACAATCACATCCCCGTCCGCCGTCGTCACAGGCTGACCTGCCGCCAGACGCTGCACGAACGACTCGACCAGATGCTTCGTGTACGCATGATCGATGCGCATCACGATTCGCGCCTTCGCATCGCTCCCGAAGTTATAGCGCACCAAGTCGGGAATCAGCTGCTTGTTCAGCACCGACTCGATTTGCGTCAGGTACGCATCCTCGTTCTGCAGGAAGAGGTCAATCTGCGACTGACCGAGTGCGTAGGTGCCTCGTTGCGGGTGAATCGTCGCCAGCGAGGGAACCAGCATCGCTTGACGCATCTGCTCGTCAAGGAACTGGATGTAGTTCTCGATGGCGACGGCGGGCGGCACCTCAAACGCCTCGACATCCCACATCCGCTGACCGTTCGCGTCATAGAGCGACGGTAGCACGATGGAGTGCGCGTTTGCCAGCTTATCGAGCTGCTCGCTCAGGTACTGCAGGTTATCCACCACGATGGGTTCGCCCGATTCCGTCGTGCCGATGGGCGTCTTGCCAGGGGGCGCGAATCCCTTCTTCGTCGGCACGGCGTAGGTCGAGTAGTAGGTCGCCATGTCTTGCAGGGCGCGTTGCTTCAGCTCAAAGAACGGCAGCGCGGGCTTAATCAGCGGGTTCCCGTATACCTCGTTGAACTCGGCGTCGAGCGCGAAGTGAATCAGCCGTCCCTCTTCGATGATTTCGCCTTGGGGCGCGAACGGCGTCACGAGGTGCCGCACGCCTGCGAACTCGCCTGTGGGATACACCAGCGCCCAGTAGATGGACGGGTCGAGATGTGCCACGCGCGAGAGTATCCATACATCGCGCAGGCGGAGTTCCTGCCGTGCGGGCGTCGTCGACATCGTGCGCGTCGTGCGGTACTCCTTGCGGAACTCCAGCACCTTCTCGACGAACGCGACTCCGAAGTCGAACGCCGTGCAGAGCGCCCAGAGCAGGTCGTACATGTGGGGCTCCAGTGTGGACTGCAGGAACGCTCCGACGCGCTCGTCCTCGGCGTTGATGTACCAGTCGCAGCGCAGGATGGGCAGCTTGATGAGGCGCAGCGAGGCGCGTATCACTGGGTCTTGACGCAGACGGTCGAGATCGCGGATGGTGACATCGTCCAGACGGTACGCCAGCATGCGCCCGTCTGGCGAGAACGCGGCTATCGGCGCGCCGAGTCGGTTCTGACCGACTCGCGCCTGCTGACCCTGCATGGGCGGTGCAGGCTTCGCGAACCGCTGCAACAGTTTCCGTATCATGTCGGCTGCGCCCCGCTGTGCCGTAGCAGTATACCACTATCGTCCATCAGGTGTCGACCTGCGGGCTTGAGCGACTCCATCGCGCGACGCTGCATCTCCAGCTGCCGCTGCTGGAGATGCTCCTTCGGCACCTCGGCGACGATGGTGTGTGTGTGTACGCTGAACCGTTGTCCCTTGCGGAACGCGCGTGCGTTGCGCTGGTCGAGTTCCGCTTTGCTGAACGGCAGCCCGTAGTGGACGATGTAGTTCGCGCCTTGCAGGTTCAGCCCCGTGCTACCAGCGGAGGTCGCCGCGATGAGTTTGACGCCCGAACGCGGGTTCTGCTCAGGACGCACGGTCACCTCGCGCCCGTCGTCGAGTCGCACGCGCACGCTGCCGCTTCGGTTGACTCGTACCGCGACGCCCTCGCCCCCGTCGAAGATGACGCGCCCGCCTGGCACAATCGCGCGTTCATTCACCGCCGCGCGTACCTGCTGACGACGCGCTCCGTTATCCTCGCCCGTGTAGGTCAGCACCTCGCCTGGCTTAAACGCCTGCTGAATCGTTCGTACCCCCGACAGGTAGTTCGCAAACACGATGCCGACAGGATGGTGCCCCGCGTCGCGTAGTTCGCGCAGGTCATCCCGCTGATGCTCCGAATCCACCAGCTGCCGAAGACGCTGAATCAGCGCGTTGCGCTCAGGATCGCCGTCCTCTATCGCTTGCAAACGCTGGTAATCGCGCTCCGCCGCAGGTATCGTGTCCTCTGCAGCGGTTATCCGACGGAGTTCCTCTAACTGATGCGTGCTGAGTGGGACGGTATGCTCGAAATCGCGACGCTGCACATTCAGCTGGTAATGCTCGCTGATGACGATGGGGTCGATGGCGCGGTTCAGGTTCTCCTCCTTGATGTGGTGTACCGCGCTCGCGCCGAGACCGATGCCGTCGAACGCCAGCTGGAAGCTCGATTCGGGGATCATGCGCGGCTCGACCCAGCTTACCATCTGATGCACATTGCTCACGCGCGAGCGAATCGGCGTGCCCGTCATCGCGACCATATAGGTGTTATCGTTCGTCGCCTCGCTAATCTTCTGCATCGCTTGCATAATCTGCGACGCTTCGCCCGTGCCAGGCGAGAACGCTTGGTGCGCCTCGTCGAGTACGAGCAGCACGCGCCCGTCATGCTTGCGGATACGGTCGATAATCGCGTCGACATCGTTGCGGATGGTGGCGTGTCCCACGATGAGAAACGGCGTGTCCCCTTCGCGGATGAGACGCTGGCGCTCCTCTGCGCCTGTTGCATGCGCGTCGGCGAGCGCACGATTCTCGGTCGCGAGGTCGCCCGCGACTCCGACGCGGATGCGCCCCCCAAAGAACTTGCGATGCTCGTGCAGCATCGTATCGCGTAGATTGCTCGGCACCATCATAATGACCGCGTCGACCTGTCCTGTGTCAAGCAGGTGCTTACCCAGCGCAATCGACGAGAGCGACTTCCCGATGCCCGCCTTCAAGTCCCATACGACTCGTTTGCGCTTCATCGCGAACTCTATCGCCGCGCGTTGCTCTTCGCCCAGCTTCACAGTCGGATCCATCCCGTCGGGACGCCAGTCATCGTCGAGCGTCAGCTCGTGTCGTTTGATGCGCTTCGCCTCCTCGTCCTCTTTGAACTCCATCGTCACGCGTTTCATGAGTTGTGAGACCGCATCGCGCTTGATGACGAGTCGCGTCTGTCCGTCCTGCGTGCGCGAGATGGAGTAGTCACCTTCCTTGAGTCCCATCCGCCTTGCGATAGCGTTCAGACGAGACGAATCCGCGACGCCTTGCACCACCACATCGTCGTTGTAGGTGCCTCTGCGGAGCGCGTCGGCGAGGGCTGCTGTGAACGCCAGCGACCCTGCGGCTTGTCCCAGCACGGCTTGTCTATGCAGCGTGTTCCGCGCCGCGAGTCGACCCGCGTAGGCAGCCGAGAGCGCATCGCGCGAGCGGAGGTCTTCAATCAGCTGGCGCGTGCGTTCCGCTTCCTCTTCCGCTCGACGGAGCGTCTCCGCAGGCACGCGCAGCGCCGACTCCGCATGCGTCTGCTCGATGTCGCGTGTCAGCGACTCGATGTCCTGCGCTTGCTGTGCGAGGTATATCGCTGTCGCGTGCGCTGCACCTTCGACGCCCAGCAGTTGCACCAGCGCGGGGTGTACCGCCGCGCCTGCGTGACGCAGAGTGAGGTTCGCCAGCGCCTCCGCTGCGCCCTTGTTGTACCGCGCATGCACGCCGCGCCCCGCGTTGTCAAACGCATTCCAGAACGCGATGTTGCGTCGCGCTGCAGTCTCCAGCTCCGCCGCGTTCCGCGCACGCTGCCACGCCTGCGCCACCGCCGACTCGAGCGCCTCATCGTCGACGGGCTGCCCCGTCAGAATCGACGCCGAGGTCGCCATCGGCGCAGTCTCGCGCATGACACGCTCATACCGTGCCTTGTGCCTGCGCAGCTCGTTCGTCAGCAGCCCGAGCGACTCTAACTGCTCCTCGTTCAGATTGCGCAGACGCTGACCCAAGTCTTCGGGTACATCCTTGATGTCGACGCCGATAGCGAGCCCGAGTTCCTCCAGTGCGCGTTTCGCGATATTGTCCGCCGCCTCACGGATGCGCTCCGCCTGCGCAAGCTTGCGCTTCTCCTCGTCCTGTGGCGACTTCTCCGACGGCGTCTCCTCATCCGTCGCTGGCCGCTTCGGTTCCCGTTGCGGTTTCTCAGGCTCGCGTCGGGTACGCTCCACGCGCACGGCGCGGAGCAGATGACCCACGAGTTCGTCGGCATCGGTCTTCTGGAGCGTCTCAGCGTCGTATCCGAGCAGTTTCGCCGCGGCTTGCGCGTACTTGTCGCGTTCCTGCGCCCACGATTCGGAGACGCGCTGCTTGAGCGCCTCGCGCTTCGACTCATCCATCGGCTCGCGCACGCGACGACGACCGCCCTCCGTCACATGCACGCGCAGATGCATGAGATTCGCGCTGCCCGCCCAGACGACACGGAACCCCGTCGTCGTGGGCTTAATCAGCACATGGCGGTAGTCAGGATGGTCGGGCCCGTGCGGCTTGAGCGTAATCCAGCGACAGTCGGGACACGCCGCCATGATGGCGTCCCACGGCTTCTCGCTGAGTCGTACCAGCAGCCGCTCAAGCAACGCAGGCGCATACATACCTGTTAGTCAGGGAGAATCGGGAACTGCGAGGGCGGAATGTCGTTGGGGTCGCCTGTGGTCGTCAGCGCGAACAGACGCGCCGCCCAGTTGCCCGATGTCCAATCTCGCTTGGTGTAGCCGAGTCCTGTTGTAAGTTCAGCCTGCGTCGCAGCAACAGCGTTGACCCAATCGCCAGAGCTGTCGATGGAATCCCAGACGATAGCGAGTCGCGTCTGGGCGGGGTCGTGGAACACGCGCACGCCCACGCCCGACAGCTCAATCCGTCGGTTCCACAGGTGCTGCAGCAGCTTGCGTGCGCGTCGACGACGCCACATCGATGTGCGCAATAGGATTCGGTTCATCTCGCTCAATTATACGCTGCGCATCCAGCGTTCATCGACCATCGGCAGGTATCCGACCGAGCGCGTGTACGGGATAGCGAGTTCCCAAGCGAGTGCGACTGCTATCACGATGTCGTCGTGCTTCCCTTCGGGCGCCTTCACGCGGAGCCTTCCTGCGTCCGTGCGCTCGTACTCGAACCGTGTAAACTCGTCGATGAGTATCGGGTCGTTGAGCAGCTGCAGCCCGTCGTATTCCAGCCCCATCGCGAGCTTGGAGACGACTGTGAGCTTGCTCATCGGCGTAAACACGAACGGATAGACCGTCAGCCCGTTGCGCAGGAGCGTGTCCGCCATGTGGTCGTTGCCTGTGGCGTCGATGCATATCGGCGCGTGGAACCTGCGAGCGACCTGCATGATGCGCTCCGCTTGCGTGTTCCAGTCGATGAGGTTGAACCGCTCCATATAGCACAGGTGCTTGCGAGTCGCGTCGATGACGGCGATGACGGTGAAGTCGCGGTACTTGGCGAGGTCGACGCCGACGGTGTATTGGTGACCTGCGATGGGCGCGGGCTGCCACTCCGCGTTCAGACAGCGCGTAAGGTTCCGAAACACGCTCCCGCCTTCGGGCAGGAACTCGGCATAGATTTCCTGACGCGCGGTATCCTCGTCGAGTTCGGCGAGCATCTGCTCAATCTCGTCGCGCGGGATGTACGGGTTGCGATGCGTGGGCATCTGGAACGCTGCGAACTGTGGCTGCGCAGGGTCTCTGCCTGCGACGAATAAGTCCCAGAACCAGTTCATGCGCTTCGGCGTCGAGATGACGAGCGCGTGCCCCTCGCGGTCGGTCAGCATGGGACGCAGGTATTGTGACCAGATGAATCCCTCGCGGATGGTCGCCGCTTCGTCGATGACGAGCAGGTCAACCGCGCGTCCTTGTAGCGAGCGCGGGTTCTCTGCCGTGCGTGACTGGAGTATCCCGCCCGTCGTGAACTCTAACTCGTAGGGCACAGTGCGCCGACGCGTGACGATGTCCTTATACTGCAGTCCCGACTTGAGGCAGAGGTTGCGCAGGATCCCTTCGACGCCGTAGGTGAGCGGTCGCGTGAGGTCATAGGTCGGTGCGACGACCCAGACATGTCCGCCCAGCAGCGCGTAGGCAACGGCTTCCGCAGACGCAGCGGTCGTCTTGCCAAACCGTCGTCCGCACGCGACGATGCGGAACCGCGCGGGACTATAGAGTATCTCCGCCTGCGCGTCGTGCGGCTGGAAGTCCATCAGCTGGTAGAGCTGCGGCTTCCACTGTATCGGCGGGAGACGATTCCACGCTGCGAGCATGCGAGGACAATTCTACTTGACTGCGGATCTCTCGTAGCGCCTGCACGAGCGGGTTCGTCTCAGGCGTGCTGGATGTCCACTCCACGCGCGACTCGTCGCGTAGCACGCCGACGCCACGCAACACATCTATCGCCAACGATGCGCGAACATTCGGCGGGGTCTGTTCATCGCGCAGGAGCTGCTCAATCGTTCGCGCCGCCAGCGGGGTCAGATGGAGCGCATAGTGCAAGCGGATGTTGTTAATCTGCTCCTGAATGCGCTGCTCGTACTCGATAATGCGTTCGCGCCAGCGGTACTTCTTTGCCCATCGTGCGACGGTCGGAAGCGATGCGTTAACGGCAGCCGCCGCTTGACGCATGGAGCGAGCGACCGTCGCGTAGTGGCAGAACGCGCGGTACGCCCGTGTCGGCTCGCCCTCAATCGGTTCCAGCAGGAGATTCTGTACGGCGGAGGAGTGCGAGGAAGAGGCGCCCGTCATACTCTTCGGGTTCGGTGTTCTCGGCATACTCAGAGTCTACCTCGCGCAGGTGCGCATGGAGTTGACGCGCGAGCAGGTCATCGTCGCGCGTCACGGCGACCATCACGGTACGGATAATTGCCGCCGCGGCAGGGTTGCGCACGGCGGACGCCCCGCGATCCGCGCGGTCAACAGGCAGGAACTCATCCTGCATCAG